TCCGGCGCGATGGCCTGCGAGTGCAGCGTGTCCCAGTCGGTTGCCAGCGCGGTGGCCGGGCAGGCGCCGAACACCGGCAGGTCCGCGGTGGGGATGGCGATCTCCAGAAAATCGAAGTAGACGTCCGTCCCCGCAGTGCCGGTGTGAGTGACGGTGACGGTGTGCTGTGCCTGGCCTGAGAATTGCCCCAGCGGAATTCTGATCAGAACGTCCTCCAGAGATCGCTTCAAACTCACAATCAGTGCTGGATTGCTATCCACCTGCACCGTCACTTGTCCGCCGTTGTCGGAGTATCGCGTCCCCAGATAGAGTGTGTGCCCGGCGGCGGAGTAAGTGCATCGCAGGTAGTTACCTTGGGTAGTCGTGTGGTGAATGGATCCTCCGGAGTAGTTGCCGCGCTCCTCGGCCCATGCGCCAGTGTAGGAGATCTCGAGCGCGATGTCTTGAATCCTCCGGCTGCCCGGCCCCGCAACCCGATACTGTAGGTTCGTCCCCGCGACCTGCCAGTTCGTTACCACCACCGCGAACTCGCTTCGCGCGAAGTTGCCGAACTGTAGGTCGGCGGACCACGTCCAGCGGAGCTTGCGCACGTTGGTGGTGGTGACGGTGTTCCCGAATTCATCCTTCAGATGGCTGAAATCGAGATTCACGCGCCAGCGCGAAGGCGATGTTCCCCCTTGGAACATGGCCCAGGATGGCGACCACGCGCCGGTGCCGCCGTTGGGGCTGTATATCCACCCATATACGCCCACCCGGTTCCCGTTCGCCCCCGGCGCGCCATTATAGGTCAGCGTGATCTGGCTGCCATTGGCGGTGGCCGAGACGTTGCTGGCGCCGGTCTGGGCGTTGATATTGGCCGCCAGCCCGCCGGCCACGTCGGCCGCGCTGTTCCCCGCCACAACCCAGTAGTTGGGGTATTGGTCCAGCCACGCCAGCCCCACAATGTCTCCAGCCGTGGGTGTGCCTTGAAACTCGAAGACGGCGGCCGGCTGCGCGTAACTGGCGTCCACCGCGACGGCATACTGACGGAGTGGAACGCGATGGAAGTTTTCGGTGTTGTTGGATTCCTCCCAGATTCTCAAAAAGGACCAGGATATGGAATCGTAGGTCGTGGAATCGAGCGGGATGCAGTTGGTGCGGGTTTCTTCGTAGCTGAGATGCAATCCGCTCAGATCTCCGTCCGGGAGGTTGCGGAGCGCGGGATGTTCGAACACGTTGTCGCGGTTCCATTCCACCACCAGCCAGTCGAATTGCTGCCTCCAGCACCCCGAGACGGTGAATCCGTTTGGGCTGGTCCCGCTGAGCGCCGCCACCGCCGACGGCTCCTGGAAGTAACACTGCAAATCCCGGTCGGGGCGTAGTTTGGACAGTTGGTCCGGCATCAGAGTCGGATGATCACGGTGAGGTCCGAGCCGGGGGTGGTTTGTCCCACCGACTGCACCGACAGCGTCACCTGCGCGCCCGATGGCAGCGGGCCCAGTGCATTGCCGTCCACGGTATTGGAAACCGTGGCCCACGCGGCAATGGTGAGTGGGCAATACGGCGTCCCGTTGAGGTTCAATTGGAGCTGGACCGGGGCGTCGGCGGGCTTACCCAGCACCGCGGACACATCCCGCACCGAATGCGGGGCTTCGATCACGACCGCCGGCGCCACCGATTGATCCACTGCCAAGTACCCATCCACCTGGATGGAGTACTGCCCACCGGAGAGCGTACGCAGCCCGCTGTCAGTGGTATGGGTGAGGCAGATGTGCTGGGCCGGGCTGTTCCCCTGCTGGTTGGTGACGAACAGTTCGGCGCTTGCCACGCGCACATCGGGAAGCGCAATAGGGTAGCTCCAGCTCCCGCTGTAGGGGCTGCCGAAAAACTGCGGCGGGAACGGTGCGATCAACGTCTTACTCAAAAGATGATAGACCGGGGTTTGTGCGGCGTGTGCGGCCGTCTGGCTGCCATCGATGGCTCGGGTCACACTGTACTGTGTGCCGTTATTCTGCACCGCCTCGACGCGGATCACCTCCAGTTCGATTTGGATGAAGCTTCCGGCCTGTGCCGATCCAGCCGAGCTCAGGCTCAGTAGAACATCGCCGGTCCCCACCGCGCTGGCCAGCGTAATCGCCGGCGTGCCCTGCAATTCATCCCAGTAGTACATGGTCAGGGTAGCCGCCGAAATGGTGCGAGTGTCGGTCAGGTCCATGAAGGAGACCCCGCTCAGCTCCACCGTTCCGCCGGCCTGGCCCGGCCCCAGCCCGAAGAACGGAATTGGGGGAACATCGCTGTCGCCCGTCCCGCCGCCGCCGATCTGCCACCGGGTGACCGGGGATAGCACGGGCGCGCATTCCACATTGTTCACGTTGGCCGCGCGCCCGGTGAGATGAACCACCTCTCCCGACCGGTTCGGAACCTCAAACTGCACCGGGCTGCTGGTGGTAAGAGCGCCGAACTGCCAGCCGGTCTCCGCCACTACGAAGAAACTGGTGGCATCCGGCTCCACGCTCCACGCGGGTGCGATGGTGAGGGTGGTGGCGTCATTGGCCGCGATGGCACGCTCCTGGCCGGCGCCCGTGCCTCGTGTGATGCGCGCAATCATGCCGCGGTAACGGTTGGCGGGCATCTGCAACGATCCGTTTCCCAGCGAGGCCGCCGAGTGCAGTGTGACGCCGCTTTCCGGTTGCAGTTCCATGCGCCAGTAGAAGTTGGCGTGATCGAAATTGGAATCGAAAGGGGCGATCAGTTGATCGGCGAGGCCCGCATCCGTGAACTGGGCGGCGAGCGCCTGGCCCGAAGCGATGCGAAAGAGTTGCGCCGGCGTCGTGCCCCGATAAACGTCGAATGCGCTCGTGCCCGGCGCGAAACTCAAGCCCGACAGCGTCACGCTGCTGGCGTCGGCGGCGATCGAAGCGCGGACGATGAACGACAGCGCGCTCTCGTTTCCAGCGCTGTCCTGGCCGGAGACGGCATAGTACAGCGTCTGCCCGCCCTTCAGCGTTCCGCCCGTTCCCACGGCGGGGACCAAGCCCAACAACGGTATCCCCGGACCGGCGACTGCTGAGCTGCCTGGGCCCGCGGGTGGAACGAAACTGACAGATACGCTGGTTTCGACCGTGCCATCGCTGCTGGTAGCCGTCGATTCCACAACGCCGAACTGGACGTCTAAGTTATCGTCCAGCACGGTACCCATGAGGGGCCTGGGCACGCCAATGCCGGCGTTCCCCTGGGTCACCGCTCCGGGCGAAGTCACCTGGCCGTTGGTGTCGGAGTACCACGCGTCGTCGTGGATCTGGGCCGTGATGGTGGAGGTCCGGTAGTTGGTGGCCGGCGAAATCTTGAGGACCCGAAGCGGCTGGCGATTCAAGCCCTCCTTCAGGTAGGTAACAGTAATCAAGTCTCCCGGCCGGATTCCGAAGGCTTTTACGCTGGTATCGAATGCGATGTAAGTATTCCCGCGAATCGACTTGTCGAGATTGAATTTCAGAATTCGGGCGGCCTGGTCGTAATGCGGAAGGCCCAGCGCCGCGAGTGTCATGGAAACCTCTTGTCCGGCGAGGGCCACGTCGTCCGGGTCAACCAGCTCATAGCTATCCTGCTGGTAACCGTTGAGCGCGTCCTGAAACTCCACCGAAAGGCGGTTCGGCGTATCCGCGATGCTGCGCGCGGTGACGGTCACGGTTGGCTCGCCATTCTGCCGTCTCAGAATTCCCGAAAAGCCGCTGCTGCCATCTCCGAATTCGTAACTCGGCCAGCCTCCGTTCAGCGGTTGCGTGCTGTTCGAGCAGTCCGGCTTGGCAGGCTGCTGCAGCGCCGCCGTGTTCTCGACCTGCAACTGCAGGGCCCCTCCCGGCCCATAGGTGAGGTAAAGCCGCGCGGCATTGCGGACGCCGCGAACAACGTCTCCGCCGCTGCGCCGGTTTTGCAGGACCAGGTTGCATTGAAACCGTGGGAGCGCGATCGGGTTGCCGTTGAGGTCCGTGGAGTTGATCGATTGATCGCAATATGCCGCGGCAGCGGCGAAGCTGGGGACGTCGATTTCCGATGCGGCCCATCCGCTGCGCCGAAGCACGTCCAGCAGGATCCATGCGGGGTTGCTCGAGAACTGGTCACTGAGATACGTTCCGTTGGCCGCATACGCCGGCACCTTCAGACCCTGCGCCAGCACCTTCACGGTGGGCAGCGAAGTCCCGTTGTTCAGTTGGTTGGGGACCACCACGGAAAGGTACGCCATGCTGCCGTAAGGGTCTCCGGCCGGATTCCCGCTCCCATCCAGAAAGTTGTGGTCGAAGGCGCCGTCGCGCGTCCCCAGCGTCTGAATGTTGTACCAGCCCGTGCCGGTCATGTTCTTACCGGAGATTCCCACTGGAATCTCGACACCGCTCACCAGCACCGTCAGCACGCCCTCGATCTCGCCGATTCCCAGGAGCGCCTCCATCCGGGTGAGGTTGCCGTCGTTGCGCGCAAACACCACCAGCGGTTCCCACCAGGCCGTGCCGTAGACCATCGGAACGTAGTCGTTGTAGCGCGCCTCGTTGTCGGAGATGGCCGATGTCGACGAATCTTTTCCGTAACCGCGCACGGAGATGGCCGGCGGAACGAACTCCAGCCCGCCGAACCGGGTGAACATTCCTCGTGCCTGGCAGTCCTGCCGCGTGTACCCGCAGGAGGTGAACGGTGCGCTGCCACTGAGATTGCCGGTTCCCCCGGCGACGCCGGCGGAATAGCCGCAACGGTAGTAGCGCGAGTACTTGCCGTTGGCCCCGCCGTCAACGGCTTCGGTCCGCTGATCCAGCGTCGCCGGAAACTCCCACGGGCATCGGCGTTGGATGCGGACCTGCGGAAGCAGCAGCCGTTGCAGGTTCATCCGGTTGATGGCCGTCAGGCGGAATGTCGATTGCTTGATCTGGTCCGGTGGGTTGCAGATTCCCTGGAACACCACGGTTTGGTCGGTCAACGGGGCGTCGTTTCGCAAATCGTAGAAGAGGAACCCTGCGGTGAGGCGCGCGCCCTTCCATCCGGTGGCACGCTCGATTTCGGAAAAGTGCGAGTCGGCGTTGGCCAGCACAACCGAGATTCGCGGGCTTCCGTCGATGCCCTGGTCGGAGGCTGTCTGAATGTCGAAGGCGCTGTGCTGAAGAACTCGCGGCTGGTACACCGATCCGCCCACCGTCACCTGGTGCGTGCTCCAGTGTTCCGTCTGGCCGTTGGCCAGCACGCAGTCGAAGACCAGAAGCGGCGTATCCGCGACCGCCTGTTCCTTCAGCTCAGAGATGGTTTGCATGAATGATGTTCACCGTGGCGGAGTGGCAGTTCACGCCGGTTGTGGTCAGGGAGAGGACGTCGTCGCGGAAGCGCGCGTCTTCATAGACGCCGGCCGTGGTAGTCGCTTTGTACAGCGACGCGCCGGCCTGCGGTTCCACTTGCAGGCCGAATACATCCGCGGACCCTCCGGCCGGCAGTTCCACGCCAAAGGCGATCGATTCCGCCGACGGGTCGCCGCTGGCGGCCGCAGCGATGCGGCCCCAGTTCGTTCCCAGGATTCGATTGATGCGATTGGCGCCGTGCAACAAGGTCACCGCGATGGGTTGCTGCGACCGTGCGAATAGGCTGAAGCAGTACAGGTATGCCGCCGGCGCGGAGAAGGTCTGGGAAATGTTCTGAGCGCCGGCGCCGGAATCGGTGAGGCGCCATGCGTTGGTCCCGCCCGCGGGGTCGGCAATTGCGCCAGCAATCGACAAGAACGGCTGCTTAACCCACGCCGCATTGTCCAGTTGGCCGCTCCAGGCGAAAAGGTTGGCGGTTGGATCGAGGAAGGTGAAACCGTTGAGCGTTCCCTCGGCGGCCGCGAAGAACTGCTGCAAGGCGGCCGCTTCGTCATCGGTCAAACCCGCGTAGGTCAACTGCCACTCCGTTGCTTCGGCTCCCGGATCGGTCAACTTGATCGGCCTCCCGTCGAGAGACGTATTCACAACGGTCCGCAAACGGCGCCGCTTTTGGACTGGAAACTGGCTCAATGCTCCGGTGGCGAGTTGTGGATAGACCAGCATGTGTCATCCCCGGTTTTGGATCACGGTAAGCGAGGTTCGGCCCTGCATTTCCGCCATGGCGGTGAGGTCCAGTTGGTCGCTCGCCAGGCTGCAATTGGCGTATTGAGTTGCGTCCCATGGATCGGTGAATGCGAAGTTCCCGAAACAGCCCTGGTTGTCGAAGAAGAACTGCTCGAGCGCCGCCATTTCGCTCTCGTCGAGCGCGTCCAGGCGGATTTCCCAGCGGTGAATGGGCCCGGCGGAGTCCCGGTAGCGTTGTTCCGCTCCGTCCACGAACCGCAGCGCCTGGTTTTGGAACTGGCAAGCCCTGGTCGCCGGATACTGCGCCACGGCGCTGGTCTTCAGTTGGGGAAAGGTGGGCATGTCAGAGGTCGTTCACTACGTCGTTGATCGAATTGGAGTTCAACATCGCGGTGCGAACCGCTTGGGCGATTTCGCTGCTGTGGTCGAGGAAGGATTGCGAGTCCATGGCGTGCACGTTCACGGTGATCTGAGGCGCCGGAGCGCCGCTGGCCGTGTTGGCGCCGCTGCTGCCCGGAGTGGCAGGCCCGCTGGCCTGTGGGCTGGCTGCGTTGGGCGCCGCGCTGTACGCCCTCGGCATCCCCATCTGGTCGTAATCGCCGCCGGGCCCAGAGGGCACCCCGCCGCTGCCGGTGTCCGCGCCCTCGAAGTAGAGATGGTCCGGCATGGCATATTTCTCCAGCGTCGGCGCCGCCGGCGTGCCCCCGCCTCCGAACACGTGCAGCAACCCGAGGATCAAGGGGATCAAGCCAGCCTGGCTCTCCATGGCTATCTTTGAGATGGAGTCCGCCGTGCTCTCGCCGCTCGTTGTGCCGGCGGTGGAGGTGCTGCCGCTGGCGGCTGCGCTGGTGGTGGAAGTGCTGCTGCCGCTGCTCGCCGCCTGCGCTTCGCCGCTCGCCTGGAGCTGGCCGATCTGCTTCACCGTGTCGCTTAGTGAGGCCGCAATCTCTTCGCCGTTGTCGAGCGCTCCAGCCGGGTTGGAATCCTGTTGCCCCGATACCGCGGCAAAAGTTTCGTAGAGCTTATCTTGTATTGTGCTGGCCATCGCTCATCTCCCCGGTAAGCGCTTTTTCGAGAATCACGAACGCTTCCACTTGCCGTGCGCTCAGTTCCGCAAAATCCAGCCCTCGCAGCCGGCGCCGCACGAAGAACTCTTCCACCAGTGTCTGGCTTTCAGCCGTAATATACGGTTTCGGGCAGGTTCTGAGCGACACATCCCGTCTCGCCCAGACCAGCGGCCCGCCGGCGTCATCGCCCATGCCCAGCCACCCGCACCGGCGCTTCTTCTCCAGGCCGGACTTCCGGCAGACGTCGCACTTCCAACCGGCCTGGTTGGAGAATTGAAAGTGGAAGGCGACAATCAGTTTTTTCGTTCCGCCTCGGTCAGTCCCGTCTCGGCCCGCACCGCCGCCAGCGCTTCCCGGAAGAGGTTTTCCGGGCCGGCATCCGCCAGCAATTCGGGTGTGGCATCGGACCCATCCAGTTCCAGCCCCGATACGGCTCGCAATCCCCACGTCAGGAACAGCCGGTCGATTTCCGTCTGCAGCAGCGCCGCGTCCATTTTGTCGCCCGGCGCCTGGCCGGCCTCGAGGAACTCCATTCGCCGGGCCAGTTCTCGCACCCGGCGCATCAATTCCACGCGGCGTCCGAACGAGATCTTGGCCAGCGTGAACGTCACCCCGCGCGCGACTTGCGATTCCACGGTTCTTACGCTTTCGTAGGTCATGATCATGCAAACGCCACCGCGATTTCGTCGTCCACCGTGCCCTGGGCGCGCGATTGCCGGAACTTCCACTGCAACCGGTTCTGGCCGTCATCGAACTCCGGCACCTCGGGAATCACGCTTTGCAGGTACACACCCACGACCTGTCCCTCGGTTTGGCCCAACTGAAACATGACGCTGATCGGCGATTGCTGCCTGGCGGCCTGATAAAGCCCCTTGGTGGCGTCGTCGTCCTGGCTGAAAAGTTCGAAAGCCGCCGTCACGGACCGCTGGCCCGGAGAAATGGCGCGCGGCAGGTTCGATCCGAACTCCTTGGACCGGGTGTCGAGTTGGTTCTTGAGAACGATGGATGCGCTAGTAATGGTGAGAAACTGCGACGGCGAAGTTCCGAGCCACGCCTGGCCCAAGTTTCCGGGCACAATCGAATAGTCGAACGCGGCCAGCGCCGGCTCCGCCGGAAAGCTTTGAAGCTGGCCTACGCTGGCGGAGGAAAAGCTGCTGCTGTCGAGCACGTCCTGCGCCAGGCCGGAGAAGTGGAACTCGTGGTAATCGCCGTTCACCAGGATTTCCATCTGGTCGACGCCCGCTCCGCACAGCAGCCTGTGCACCGCCGTGGCCGGGCTCCAGTAGTCGAATACACTGGCGCTCGGCAGATCCGTTGCAGGCACGTAGGTGACCGCGGCGCCCAACGCGGCGCCGGTTCCAGGCAGGACGGCAAACGGCGCGTTCAGTTGCACCGTGTTGGGGTCCACGATGGCGGCCACGAACCGGATCTCCCCGGCGCATGAGACTGCCTGCCCCGCGCCGAGCCCGTGCGGCGCTCCGAACCCCAGCCTTCCGGCAGCCGTGCTGGATGCCGCGGTGCCGCCGGCGAACTGCAGCGGCGGGCTCCCGAGCGCCGCCTGAAACAGCGGGCCATATCCCGGGTTTCCGGCCGATTTCTGCCAGCTCGTCATGTATGTTTGCAGCTCGAAATTGGTCTGCCGCCGGCCGCCCGGCGCCAGGCCGGGAAACGTTCGGCTGCCCGTCTTGTCCTTCCGCTGCGCGGTTTCGAGTTTCTGCTGGACTGTCAGCTTCAGAGCCGGAATCCGGTTACCGGATACGATCGATCCCACCTGGCCGTAGCTGGTTTCCAGCGCCGTGTAGAACCGGTTTGCGTTAGAGGAAATATAAGAGGCCATACTAGCTGATACTCACTCCAATCTCGAAGGTGACCTTGGCCACCTGGATGAAATTCTTCCCGCCTTGCTTGACGGCTCCGAAGGACGCTTCGTACCCGCCAGCGTAGAACATCCCATTGCCCCAATCGCCGCGGTTGGCAGCCAACACCTGCGTCGCGGCGTCGGTGTAGAGATGCAAACTGTCCTGGAGCCCCTCCAGCCGGTCCTGGGAATGCCGGACCTCGATGGTCATCTGAGCCGTGCCGGAGAAGGTCCGGAACTTCTCGGTCAATCGGTTGGTCACCTTCTCGCAGTAGACGTGCACAACCGGGTACTTCAGCGTGCTGGCGCGTTCGGCCAGGTCCGCCGCCACGTTCTGGGCGCGTATTTGCGCCATGTCCAGCGGACCGGCCAGCGCCGGGTCCGTTTGCGTGAGGGCGGCCAGGCTCGAATTCAAGCCACTGGCGCCGGTGATGAGTTGCATCACTTGGGCCGTTGTTGCGCTTCCGATGGTGGCCGTCATTAACCCCTCTGGATCATCCGTGGAACCGGCTTCAGATAAGTGGGGCTTTGCCCCGGTCCCGGCGGCGGCCCCGCCGCCAGGAAGGCCGGCTGCAGCCACGTGTGCGCGATGGCGATGGGCGATCCGTTTTGCAGCGTCATCGCATCGGGGCCGATGCCCACGTAGACGTTCCATCCCACCGCGGTCTTGGGCGGAGCGTCTGCCGGCTGGACCAGCAGAGAGCTCCCCGTGGTCGCGACGGTTGCCGGTAGGGCGCTGGCCCCAAATTCGCCCGCGGCGTTGACCCAGGCCACGCTGACGTAGTAAGTTCCGTCCGGCAGCGGGGTGCCCGGCGCCGGGGCCGCCGCTGCCGTCACCGCCGGAGTTGCCGCCTGCGGCACCGGGACCGACGCCACGCCGATACCGGCCGTAACCAGCATTTCGTATGCCCACTTGGCGCTCGAGTGGAATTGGTCGCGCTTGCCGGCGTAGCGGTCATTCAACTGGCTGTAATACGCGTCGCTGTAAACCATTTCCAAACTGCGAAAGGTGTGCCACAGCTTCAGCGCGGGCGTCACCACCACGCTGGCGAGGTTCGGCTGAGGCGCAAGCCAGTACAACTGGTCCACGTAGCTCAGCCTGGTCAACAGCGCGTTCAGCTCGAGGGTGAGTTCGTCCTGGGCCAGAACCAGTTTCTGGGTCACGTCGATTGCCTCGACGCTGGCCACGTCGAGAAGCTGCGAGTCCTGCGCCGTCAGGTCTTCCACGCTGGAAACCGGACCGTCAATGAACAGAGCCATGGTGGTTCGCCTAGTCCTGGGAGGATCCCGGGGTACTTTTCAGCTTGTTCAGCTCCGTGGTCGACACCACCGTGAACTGCACCGTGGCCGCCGCCGCGGCCTGGTCGGCGACTCGCTTGGCTTCCACCTGCGCCGCCCTGAAGGCCATCGCTTCCTGGGCGGTAGCCAGGCGCGCCGCGCCATCCACCACCATCTTGGCGGCGATTCCCGGTGTCACTTCCGTCAGAACGCCGGCCTTTCCGCCGTCCGCCGTCTCGTTGCTCACCACGATTGGAAACGCTTCGGTAATCTCCGATTCCTTGTCGCGAATTTTCTGGTAATAGAGTCTCAGATCCATCGATTCCTCCTGAATGAAACCGGGGCGAGACGCAGCTCGCCCCGATACGCAAATCCTATTTTCGAGTCAAGGGCGAGGGACCCAGAGGGTACCCCCTCGCCCCTACAAGAGTGCTGTGTAGGGGCCGGGCATGCCCGGCCCGAAGCGCCTAGGAACAAATCGGACGGTCGCCGTCCTACGTGTTGACCTGCACGCCCGAGGTGTTGCGCAGGACGCCACAGCCGTACAGCACGTCCACCGTGAACTGCTGCGCCAGCGTGTTCGGCTGGTAGCTCATCACGACGCGCATTCCGAAGTTGCCCAACTCCGCGTATTCCGCGATGGCGCCGGTTCCGGGCAGCGGCTGCGGCAGCCGCCGGATCACCAGGCCGAGAGCGTCCTTGGTGAACGCCATGTTGTGGGTGGTCACCGTGGTGGTGCCCGTCTTCTGTACGAACTGGGAGCGGAAGACGAAGAAGTCTTTGATCTTCCCGACGGTGCCTTCGATAATCGCGCGAAGGCCCGCTTCGCCCGAGTTCTGGAATTCGCTGAAGCGCGGAATCTGCCGCCAGGTGGAATAGGTCGCCGCGTCCACCACAATGAACTTCTGCTCTTGAGGCGGAACCCTCTGCAGGAACAGCGCCGTCTCCGCGGCGTCGATGACGGCTTCCGTGATCGGCGTCGCCGCCGTTCCCACGGTAGTGGAGAAACCGGCGTACAGGCTCAAAAGATCGGTCTCTATTCTCTGGGCGATAGCGGCTACCGACGGCTGCATATAGATCTTCAGCAGGTCGGGAACCGCCAGCACCTTGGTCACGTCCGGAATCTGGAAAGTCGCTTCGACGTGGGTATTGAGCACAATCTGCGCGTTTCCCAGACTGGGGTTTTGCGTCTGCACCGAATTGCCTTCGAGGATGTTGTTGGCCAACATCGTGGGGGGTATCGGTACGTTTACCGTGTCGCCGGCATTTGCCAGCACCGGCTCGTAATCGCGATTCACCAGGTTCCCCATTACGAGGTTCCCGACCAGCACCGGCAATGCGTCCGCCGCCACCAGCTTGACAATCGCGCTTGCGACGTTAGTTGAGGTAATAGCTGCCATTCGTTCTCCTTGACTTGATTGTTGTTGCCGGCCGCTTGTGTTCGGGCCGGTTGTTGCTACAGGCCCCGAAGGGTCTGCGACGCGACGCGCACGATTTCCTCTCGTACCCGCTGCATCTCTTCCGCGCTCATGCCCGGGCGGATCTGTTCGATGCTCACCGTTTCTCTGCCCGTCGACGGCGCTTTGAAGGTCGCGGTCATCCCGGTTCCTCCGGCAATGCGAGCCGGCAGAAACTCCGGATTCTCATTCACAAACGCCGCCAGGTGTTCCTTCAACGGCGTTTCGCCGGCGTCGCCGCGGGCCACCAGCCGCCCGTCCTCGGTGCGCACGATGCCGTCCTGCACCGCCTTGAACGCAAGATCGATCTTGGCCACGCCCAGCCGCTGCAGTTCGGCTCTGACGGCCGAGCTGCGCTCGGCTTCCGCGGCGATCTGGCGGCTGCGCTTGTTCTCCGCCACCAACTCGTTCAGCCTGCGCTCCAGTTGCTCCCTGCGTTTGCGCTCCTCCTGCAGTTCCGCCTTGTAGGCCGGCTCATTCTTGGACTGCTCGTTGGTCGCGAACTCCTCGATTGCCTGCCGCACGATCGCTTGAACGTCGATGCCTTCCATATGCCTCCTAAGGAACTTCTTCTTGGTACTTCATCCGATCGATCTCTTCCGCCACCTGGTTCTTGACTTCCTGCCGCGCATCGCTCAGGTACTTGAAGGCCAGCCTCTTGAAGAGCTGCTTGGTCAGCGTCTCCGAGCCGATCCCCAGATCCAGCAGTTTTTTTGCGTCATCCAGCTCCGTGCCGAGATCGTCGATGTCAAACTCGTCCAGCCCCGAGACGCCGATGGAGATTCCGTCCTGGCGCGCGGCCGCGATGGCCCACAAGACCTGCTTCATGGTCTCTTTGACGGCACCGCCGTACCCGCGCAGCACTTCCTGCGTGGTATTGAAGTCCAACTGCTTGCTGACGGCGGACTGCCGGCCTCCGCCGCTCGATTCCCCGGCCTGGATGGTCAGGTAGCAGACGCGGTAGATCTCGTCCTTCAACTGGACCAGGTTGTCGGCCGCGATCTGGTAGACCTTTCCCTCCGGCTCGGTCCATCCGAACCGGTCATCTTTCCCGAGTTGGATGTAATAGGACTCGCCGACAATCTGTTTGAACTCCTGGTTCGAATAGACCACCGGACTGGCGAACAGGCCCATGGTCAGCGCCCATGAAAGCGCGTTGGACTTGTTGAAGTGCTCGAGTTGCAGAAGCGCGGCCTTATTCAGCAGCCACAGCCCCTCCGACACGTTCATGTGGAACATGGGCACCCGGTACAGCGACGCCAGCCCGTGCCGCCCCTCATCCATCAGCTCGATGGGGCTGGAATCGCCCGCCTGGCGGTAGATCCGGAAGTTCTCGCGGTCGTAGTAGATCCAGCGGGTCTCCCGCTCCCATTTGGCATCCGTGACCTTGGATTGTTGCAGGCAGGAGGTGCGGATCACCGCCCACTCGAGCCCGCCGGATGGGCCGTAGTTCCAGTTGATGACCTCATCCGGGCCGTAGTCCACGAGATAGGCCCGCGATCGTCCCGAAGCGTCTTCTTCGGCCCGCGTGAGTGGAGCGGGGGCGCCCTCCGCGCCAATCCGCGGAAAGTCCACCACGACATAGCTGCCGCCGCACACCATGGTCTGGACGAATCGTTGGCGGAAGAACTCGCTGAGGGTGGTTCCCTTCAAATCGCAATCGTCCGCCAGGGCGGTGTAGAAGCTCTTGGCGGCGGTGTCGGTTCCCTCGATCAACAGGACCGGCTCACGCCGCATGAGGGTCGCCGCATACCAGTCGACAATCGACCCGATGTAGTTCTGGTAGAACACGCGGCCGAGCCGTTCCAGGTAGATTTCGCCCGGCTCCTTGTGCCGGCGCACCAGGTATTCCGAGGCGGCCGAGCGTAATTGTTCGCCGCCCGCGTAGAGGTCTTTGTACTGCTTCCACATCGCCTTGCGCGCGATGTACTCGGGATGTTCGCGGTTGATGTTCTGCATGGTTAAAGGATTCGCCCCTGTCGCTCGCCGTGACTCGGGAGCGGACTGTATTCCTGCCACAGCAGGTACCCCAGCGCGTCGGACAGGTGCGTTCTCAGCCGGTCCCGGTCCTTGTCGATCTGGCAGGTGTCGGCCTTGAAAGCCACCTGCTCGAAATCCATGATCAGTTCCTTGCATTTGAAGTCCACCAGCAGCCCGATGTCGCCGGCGGCCGATCGCAGCCTGGCGTTGGTCAGATTGATGCGTTCCCGCACGCTCGGATTACTACCCGGCACCTTGTAGGTCACCAGCATGGGGGAGTGGACCCGGAAATACTCGTGGATCATGTCGTAGTCCGACGCTCCGGTGGTGTGTTGCTGGTTCCCCGAAGCGTCTCCGTAGACCACGATGCCGGCCGGGCTTTTGGGAAATCGTTGCAAGAACTTCTCGCAGGCTTCGGCGGTGGTGGAATGCCGGAGCACGATTTCATCCAGCACCCGCACCTTGCCGCGAACTATTTGCACCACCAGCGAGCTCATCGGATCCACGTTGAAATCCAGCGCCCAAAGCAGCGGCAATGCAGGATCGAGCCTCAAATCCGCGAGATTTTCGTTGCGCCCGAAAGAGGCATATACCAGCGCTGAATCCAGGTTCAGGTACAGACCCATTACTTCCTGTTGATAGAAGCGTTCGTCGTAGCTGTCTT